GGAGCAGAGGATCATGTTACCCTTCCCTCTACGAGTTCTTTGTGCGATTGCGTTGGCATCGCGCTCGATTTGGAAGATAAGACCCTTGAACTTCTCAACTGACCAACGACCGTTAGAGTCAACGTCGAGGTCGAAAGCACCAGCGGTAGCAACGTTGGTTTGAGCACCAGACTCAGCAACCTTATAAACGGTTCTGATAACTTCGCGGTTGATCTCAGCAAGAATCTCAGTTGAGAGAATATTTGCGAGTTCCGCTTCAGCATTCAGGCCGTGGATTGCCTTAAGGTCTTGTGCAAGCTCAAGGCTGTATTCTGCCTTCAGAGCACGTGACTTAGCGGTAACAGTGACTTTCTCAATCGAGAATGCCATCTGGTTGAATTCACCAGCAGTGCCGTCGCCAAGTGCTTCAGCATCTTCGGTGTCCATACCACGACCAGTTGGGTATGTACCAGCAGCTTGTGAACCCTCTGGGTTAAGAGCAGCAGGGTTGAATGCTGATGGGGTAGCGGTAGTACCGAAACCAACTGCGCCGCCGGTAAGAGCACCCTCATTTTGGGTGTATCCAGAACCAACGTCTCCAGGAAGTCTGCTTGCACTGGTTGCGGACCAGGAAGTATCTGCTTCGTTGAAGAATGCTTCAGCGCCAGTTTGGTTAGCATAGCGTGAACGCATTGCGAAGATAAGTCCAGTAGGACCGTTCATTGGTTGAACGCCAGCGAGGTCATAAGCGACCAGGTTAGGCATTGAGCGTCTGATCAGTGAGATCAGAACAGGGTCGAAACCTGCGGTTGGGGAAGAAGCAGTGGCAGAGAAACCTGCGGTGCCACCAGATGAACCGGTGCCATTGGTTGGTGCTTCATAGAGGAATTCGCGCTCTTCGCGGATTGCTCTTTCTTGGTTCTCCAGGAGAACTGCGGTAACCATTCTGCGATGGGAATCCTTAATAGGATCAAGACCATCATAGTCTAGAACTGGTGCCCACTTCTCCTGCAGATGCTCGGTATTGAACATTTGCATTTGATTTTACCTCTTTGGAAGTGTTATAGTTTGATTTTTTATGATAAAGAGATCACTTTTTAGCAGCTCTGCCGAGTGTCTGAAGATATGCAGACATCATTGGAGAATATGATTCTTGAATCGATTGCTCTTCAGATGTTACTTCTTCCGATACTGTTTCGGTTTTGCTTCTTTGAGTACCAGCGTTAGTTGGGAAATATGATTCTCTCAACTTAACTAGTTTCTCACGATAGTTAGCTTCACTATCAAACTCAACATTTTCTGCAAGAGAAGCGAGTTTGTCCTTCTGCGAAAGTGCTAGACCTTCGGATACCTCAGCAAAAATTACGTCGGATGTGGACTCTGCTAATCTCTTATTAAGAGCAACATTTCTTTGAATTTGCTCGTTGAGTTTAGTCTCCATTTCATCAAGCTTATCTACCATACTCTCGATAACATCATATTTATCTTCAGGGATTGATACATAATGATCTTCAAAAAGACTCTTCATTCCTGCAAGGAATGATTCGGTCATTTCAGTCTTCAGACCGTGCTCAATTGCTAGAGTGTTCTCTGCGATCCACTCATCAGCAACATACTCAAGGTATGCATCAACACGATCTGTCAACTCTTCTTTAATTGATTGAATTTCTTCAATCAGTGCTGCTTCGTATTGAGATTCAATTTGCTCTTTAACTTCGGCAACCTTTGTCTTAATAGCAGTTTCGAAAATGGTACGTGCTTTCTCTTGGAACTCCTCGGAAAGCTCTTCACCAGTGAAGAGTGCCTGAACATCTTCTTCGACACTGAATTCTGCTTCAGTCTCTTCAGCGACTTCTTCTTCCTCTTCCTCTTCTTCGGCAACCTCTTCGCCTTCTGCTTCTACTTCCAGAACTTCTTCCTCAGCATCTTCAAGGACTTCATCCTCTTCTGCTTCAGTTTCTTCCTTCATACCAGCAGGCATTGCCTCGGCAGGCTTAGCACCTTTAGTTACAACATCCTTAACTTGCTTAAGGGTTGCACTAGGTTCTTTTAGTTTTGCCGAATCATCGTCGGACTTGTAATTTTCTGGAGTTGGTCCGCCAAGATCTTCCCAACTTGCAGTTTGACCTGGGGTATCCAGATCCAACTTTGGCATGGGATCGGCTGCCTTTGCTCCTTTGGTTACTACGTTTTCCATTTCTTGTAAATTGCTACCAACGGACATTTGTTTGTTAGATTTTTTAAATATAATCTATATTTATTTATAAATTAAAGATTTGATAAAAAGTCTTGGAACAAGGAAAGTTTTTGCTCTTCTAATACTTTTTGATCAATGAGAGTATTAATTCTCTTTTGGGTTTGCTCTGCAAGTCTTTCACGAAGAATACCACCTTCCCAAACCCACTCTTTACCTTCCATAATTCCCTGAACAAAAGCATCAGGAGCAGAAGGATCGGCAACGATATCAGCTGCAGTTGCAAGCATAAAATCTTCGCCAACAATTTTATGACCTTCGTTGGTCATTTTAAGTGATCCAACACCACGAGAAGAAACACCGAGAGTAACACCTTCACCAATGAGAGATTTTGCAATTTTACCCATTGGGGTTTCGAGAAGTTGTGCCTTACCAACAAAGTTATTTCCTTCTTGAGTAAGAGAAACAATCTTGTGTGATACCCTGTCCAAATTTACAGTTGGACCATCTGGATGACCAAGTTCTCCAAGAGCACGACCTTTTTGAACGAAGGTTTCATTATATCTTTGTACTTCTTTTGAAAGAGTACTCATGGGATACATGCGTCCATTGCGGTTGCAAATATCTCCTTGAAGGAAAATTCCCTCAATATACATTTTCTTTTCGGCACCTTTTCCTTCGGTGATAAATTTAATGTCTGATACTTCTTCTGTGATGAGTTTCATTTTCTTAATTTGTAAATCCTACTTTTGTTCCTCTTACAAGAGCACTACTAGCAAATACACAGTGACTTGCTGTTTTTACAAGAAATTCAACTGAATTTGGGGGCATTGTAATTGATCCAACACCAGTCCCGTCTTGAGATTGTACAATTGTGACAATACGTGAATTTGTATCAGTGTTTACAAGACGAACTACAGTTGCCTCACTAAAACTAGTTGCAGCACCAGTTGTTGTTGGTAAATTTAATTCATTCGCTAAAACTTTTGTTATCATTATTCTTGATCCTCGTTAGGCTCAGTGGCATCAAGTTCTTCATTCTCACCAAACATAGTATTAGCAACTGCTGGACGAAGTCCTTCGATTTTTTCTCCTGCTTTACTAAACAAAAGTTCTTTAATTTTGTCAGTAATATCAGAAGCAGCAGAATCAGTTGCAATCAAATCGACAATGTCTTCCATAAAAATTTTATATAACAGTATATTTTATTTATATCTCTGCCTTTTTGGTATCTTTTTGCAATTGTGCATCAACGTCAGCAGATTGTTGCTCCAGATCTGGTTCTGTTGGAACTTCACCCATACTCATATCTAATCCAGCACCATCTTGTGGTAATGGTTCTCCAGTTATTGGATCGACTGAGTTTGGATCAGGAATAATCCCATCTTTAATTTCTTTTTCAATTTGCTTATCGATATCAATAATTTCAGCATCAGTTTGACGTAAAATCTTTTTACGAACATACTCAACAGAATAATACTTTCCAATGTAAGGTTCGATTGTTGCTGCAAGTCCAAGTCTCTCATTCATCAATTCCGATTCCTTAAGTTCTGCAAATTGATTATCATAAATGAAATCATATTGAATATGATCTTCCATTCTTTCCCAATCTTCTGGAGTAATAATATTTTTTAGAATTAATTGGGTACGAAGCATATCATTAAACATGTTCGCAAAACGTTTTCTTAATCTTCCAACAAACTTAGAAAACTTAAGTTCATCTCTAAGAATTTCTGAAGAACGACCTAGATTAAATCCACCATCAGAAGCAATTCTAGATTCTGGGACTCCAAGTGCTCTATAGAGTTTCTTTTGAAAATACTCAATGTCAGAAAGTTCGC